CTTACAGCGGTTTCATATGCCACCTGCAATTTCTCGCGTTCTGACATATTACTGATGTCCCCTAGAACCTGCGGCGCTTGGAGAAGCGACAGCATCCGGTCTTGGACTGCCTCAAAGTGCGTGTTTGCGGGGTCGCTCGCAAACTGCTGGATTACAGAGAGTGCTCTGTTTTCATTTTGTTTCTGTGCCTCGTACTGGCTCTGCGTGATGTGTTGCGTGAGCTGCTGTACTTGTTGCGCCAGTTGATTGTAGTGTGAATCTTGCTGTGGTGGGGCTTCGCCGCCAAAGTAAGCCGCCACCTGATCCAATGGAATCTGGAATTGCTGAATCATTTGGGCCACGGCTTGCGATTTTTGCTGTGGTGTGCCTGTCCTCAGCAATGCCGCAGTTTGAAGCAATGGGCCGATCGCCTGCGCCGGTGTGCTGTTCTCATTACGCAAAATCCACTCATAGGGCGCAAATTGCTCAGTAATCGCCCGAGCCTCAGCATCCCGCTGTTTGTATGACGTGATGCCCTTTTCGTAATCAGCGTCCCTCTGGGCAAAGGCTTGTTGCAGCTCAGGTGGCGCTTTTTCCCAATGCTCTTTAAGCTCAAGCCGCAAGCTTTTAGGCATCTCAGCTCTAGGCTTGTCAGCCATCTGCGGCGCTTGGGTTTGATCAGTTGGAAATTTAGGCGCAAACTTACCCCCTTCTCGGGGCTGTGTTGCTGCGTGTTTGCCCCGATTGGTTGGGGTCTTGGTCAACGCCTCGCGGATTGTGTCGGCTCGGCTTTGCGGCTCTGCTGGCGCTTGGGGCGCTTCTACCGCTGGGGTTTCGGGTGCTGGTGTTTCTACTGTGTCGGGTGCGACAACTTCGTTTTCCATCACTTCATCCTTTTCATTTGTTCCAAAGTCATTTTGATCATCTCCTTGCGCTCAGGCATGGGACGGTTGTGTAAACGGTTTGCCATCTCAACGTTTAGGTTAGACATCTTAACAGGGGCAATGGGTGCGCCTGGCCGGTCAAACTCTTGAACTGTCGCCACTTGACCGCGCAACCTGTCTCGGTGCGCTTCTTTTTTCTTGTTCCACTCTTGCTGGGCATACTTAACATCTGAATGCCCCATCTCGATTGAATCGGTGCGCTTTAGATGTTCACGCCATTGCTTACGGCCTTCAATCATTACGCCATCAGGCGACCGAAATGGCTCGATGTCGCCACGAACCGAGGCCATTACTTCGTTTCGGTACTCGCCCCGAGTAACTTCATAAGCCTCGCTGCCGTCTGATGGATAGACCCAAGTACGTTTCATAGCAAATCCAAAAGTGTTTCAAAATCTTCTTCATCCTGCTCAAATTCAATCCGCTTTTTCAGCGTTTCAATCTGAACCATGATCGCATCATAAGTGATTACAGTTTGTGCCGCAATATCTATTGTCTGAGCTGGGGCGCTGGTTATTTTTTCCCTCTGTTCAGGCGGCAACCCAAACAGCGCGGTTTTGATCTTTTCCCTGCGCTTGGCCTCTTGCTTCTTATCCTGTTCCCAAGCCTTGTCGCGCTCATCAAACCCAAAATGCCCACCCAGCAGTATTTCGCTCGGTGGCGGCGGCGTAACCGCTGGGCCAATCGTGGCAAATGGAAGCTCAGCAAAGGCGGCATACCCAAACATTTATGCCCCCCACTTAGCTGCTAATCCATCCGCATAAGTCTTGTTAACAATGTCTGTGCCTGCGCTTGGCGCTGTGCTGATCGTGCCTGTTGTTAAGGCAATTGAGGTTATATCGGTGTTTGCGCCGCTTGTGGCGAAGCCTGTTATTGTGCCGCCCAAGGTTAAATTGCCAGAGCCTGTGACTGTGCCTGTTAAGGTTAGGCCGCTAACTGTGCCTGTGCCGCCAACCGAAGTAACAGTCCCCACGCTTGCTGAGCCGCCCAACGATGTGGCAACGCCATTTATTGTGATTGAGGAGTAAGTTAAGGCGCTGTTTGGTATTGATGTTAAGCCTGAGCCTGACCCCGAAAATGACGTAGCCGTAATTGATGTGCCTGTAATGGCTTTGGGCGTAATCCCGCCAATTACCAAGTTATCCAATGTGCCTGTATTGGTAGGCGCTATCTCAACCGATCCTGCCCCTGTGGGCTTCATGTGGACGTGGCCTGTCCCTGTGGGGCTTATATCGACTTGGGCATTTGAGCCGTTAATGTTGGTTGAGACATTTAGCGTCAAGTTATCGCCACCGCCTGCACCCATGCTTAACTGCGTTGTACCTGATGCGTTTTTAAGGGATAACCCTGCCGAGTTAGTGGCCTGAACTGTTGGAGTAGATAGGCTTGTGAGGGTAGCCGTTCCACCTGTAATCGTCACCGAATTGGCGTTTTGGGTAGACATTGTTCCCAAGCCGCTAATGTCAGTATTGCTTAACGTGACCTCGCCAACCTTGCCAGCCACGGAAATAACTGTTTTACCAGCAGGCAAGGTAACAAACACATCTTTCGTGCCTGCCGATAGCGAAACCTTTGACCCACCGCTAGAGGAGCTAATTACCGTATCGCGGCTTAACGTATTGGCAAGGTACGTCCCGATTCCTACTTCCCACTCGGTAGTCCCTTGGATTGTGTAATAGGTTGTGTTGTTGTTGCCAACTGCGGTGAATGCTTGAAACCCAACCACCGCACCGTCAAGCGATAAAGTGCCAGTCCCAGTTGTAGTGGTGGTTTCCCTAACCCTGTCCGCTATGACAAAGCTCATGTGGCAATCTCAACACCCGCCGCCCGACCATCAGGCCCACGAATAATGCGCTTGGGTGCGCTGATCGCCTGCATTACGCCTGTAATTTGACCAAGGGTTTGACCGTGCATATCAGCTAAACGGTTAATTGCCTCACTCATGCCGTCACCCAAGGTATTGTCAATTTCCTCAGATGCCGCCATTTGTGCGCTCATCGCTGCCTGATCGAGGCCAGCTTTTGCACCAATTTGAGCCACAAGGACTTTAGTCGCTGCATCAAGTTCTGCTTTCCATCGCTCATATTCTTCCCTTCCAGCCATCTCTCTGGCTTTAATTTGCATTTCGTTGTTTTGCTTAGCAACCTCAAACTCGGCTTTCATTTGAGCCAATTGCATCTCAGCTTGCGTTTTTGCTTGGTGCATTTGCATCTCAAGCTGCGCTTTGCCTTGCTCAATCTGGGCTTGGGCCTGCATCTTCATTTGTTCAGTCTGAGCCTGAGCTTGCATCCGCATCTGCTCTGCTTGTTGCTCTGCTTGCATCTGAAGCATTTCGGGCGGTGGGCCAGGCTGTTGCTGTGCTGCAGCGTCCGCTTTGTCTTGCAGGGCTTTCATTGCCCTTTCAACTGCGCTCTCCAACCCGCGGCCAGCTCTGAATCGGCGCACCAAGAACAACAGCATTTCAGAGGCCATTGGCAAGGTTTCAGGCGCTTGGGTAATCATAGGAATTGCCTCACGCAAGAACATACCAATTGCTTGGATGGCTTCTTGTGCGCCTTGCTTTTCGGCCTGCTCATCAATCTGGGCCAAGCTGTCAGCCTCAACCGCAATATGGAAGTCGCGGATGGTGCTGTTGGACAGCATCTGCAACGCCGCTTGCAACATCTGCGGGTCTTGTCCATCTGCCGTGTTCATCACACCCGACATCTCAACAATCAGCTCAGGTGGGTAAAACTTACAAATGATCTGCGCTTTGAGCTTAAAGATGTCGGTGGCAAACTTAGCCACATCGCCTTGGCTGCTCTTTAACCGCAAGCTACCAAAGTTGGCCTTGAGCTGTTGAGCACCAAGGGTTTCTTGAGCTTTGGACGATCCACGCAAGATGTCCGATATGCCCATAATTTCGTAGATCGACTGCTTAACCTGTTCTCTAGCGGTGTACAGCTCGCGCAAGGTCACAATGATCTGCGAGGTGTCCATCATGTCGATAGCGCCCTTCAAGCCGCCTTTTTCCGACATTGCCGCCCAACCGGTCACAGGGAATAGCTTGTTGTCTACGCCCTCACTAAACATCCGCGCCAGCTCTTTAAACTCGGCATTAAACACACCCACGGCTTTACAAGCTTTGGTCAGCAAGTAAATGCGCTGAGTTAAGTTATCCAGCTCTTGCGCCTGATCTTCATACTCGCAGTAATCAGGAACAGGAATCATTGTGCCGGTGGTGGTGGTTGCCATCAACGGCTTAGGGCATGGGAAGAATTCTTCCAGCTCTAATGGGTCATCGCGCTCATCTAGCGCTTGGGGATAACCCTTTGCAATCCAGCAAACCTTGGCCGTGCGCTTGTTCCAAATCTCATAGACCATCGCCTTTTTGTCGTAGGTCATCTTGGCGGTCAATGGATTTTTGCCGTCCATGTCGGTGTTTGAGCTGGTCAGGCTGACGTTGTTAAATACGTCCCCAAAACGCTCGACACCCTCTTCTTTGGTCATGTAGACAGCTCGAGCTACCCACCAAACCTCATCCCATGTTCTTGCTGGCGAATGCAAAAAGTCTGACCAATAAACGTAATCAATAGGGCTGTGGGCCGCGTCAATGCGCTCGGTTGGGTCTTCAATTGTGTTGTAGACCTGAGCTTCATCTTGTTCCTCAACCTCAGGGCGGTCATTCACAATGATTGGCTCGTAACGAATCCAAGCCGTACCGCGACCAGGCAGCAATCTGTCCTGTACCGCACCACTCATTGCATTGTCAAAGTCATTAAATTGCGTGGTCTCGTATTCCATGACCCGCTCAAGCATTGTGGAGGCCAATCGACCCACAGGGTCTTGATCCATGTATCTGCGAGAAACCTCGGGCTTTGCTTGGCGACCATATAAGGCTGGAAACAGCACTTGGATGTTTGACCAAAGGATGTTGAACTTCATCCTTGGCATCTCAATGGCATCACGCTCATCCCGATACCGCTTGACAACCTTTAAGCCGCGCTTTTCCCACTTATCAAATATCTTGATGGCGGTCTCAATCTGGTCATGCCAGTACGGGCCTGGGTCTTCGCCCTCATATGCGCCGTTTTCTTCGTACATGATCAGTTACCGCTGGCAAAGAAGAATGTCACATCCAATGTGCCACCCTCGGTTGCGTGTAAGCTAGTTCCTACGTTGGCGGGAAATGGGTGATAACCAACTGCCGGTGTAATAGTGCCGCACATAACTGTACCGCTTGCGCCACCGTCTCTAAGCACCAAAGTGCCTACGGTAGTGCTGTTAACGTAAAAGCCAAGCAACTGACATGGGCCTGTTGTGACTGCTCCTGTGGCGGTGATGTTTTTATATGCACCTACTTCTGCTACTGGCTGGCTCATATGCGTTCCTCTTTATGTTGCATCTCAAAGTCCCACAGCTCATCGAGGGTGATGGTTTGCAGGGTCTTGCCCTTGGGCGGTATCTGATCTTTTGCTTCTTGTCGATAGGCGACTGCAAGCATTCTAAACGCATCTGCGGGGTGTGAGCACCAGTCATGGCGCGGAGTTTGACGAAAAGTTTTCTTATCTTCATCGTATTCC